GGAAGGTTAGCGAGCTAACATCAAAAGGTCAGCTAAAGGAGGGAAACGATGCTTCTTAAAATTATTATTGACACGCTGCGTGCTTTTGTTGCAGGGCTGGTGTTATCACTGGCGTGCTGCTGCATGATGATAGCACAGGCATCTGCCAAAGCTGCTATGTGCCTGGGAAATGCGGCGTGCAAAATTCGCGGGGTGAAATGTGATGTTAAGTAAAATCTGTCTGGTGTTTGCAGTGCTGATCAGCATTGTGTGGATGGTGAGCCTGACGGTGTTAGTTGGCTGTAGTGCTGTATGGGCGCTGCAGAAGTTAGGAGGTATGTAAATGTTCATTAAAACAAAAAACGGAGACTATGTGAACTCTAAGAATATCGGTGCATTAAAAATCGTACGTTATGCTGGCAATTTTAACGTTATTGCAGACTGCACCGGCTATGGCAGCGAATATTGCTTCTACACAAGTGCCAAGAAGGAAGACGCACAAGCGTATATGACCTTGATGGTGAACCGCCTGGATGAGGTGGAAGCTGCAAGCATGCAGTACCCGCGTTGCGCTACCCTCAAGGTGTCGGAGGCTACTGTTGATGCAATGCGTTATAGCTATCGCAATCGCCCGCTCCAAAGCGAGCCGCAGCATGTAGCCAGCAAGAACACCAAGCTGTCTGCAATGCTGACCGCGCTTGTTGATGACTTCGCCGCATCCGGCGACACGGACAATCTCCTGAAAATCAACGCGTATATCCGCATGTATCTGCAGCAGGAGGCTAACCATGAATAAGCAATATCTAATGTTGACGCTGGAATCTGATACCTTTAAGGGCATGAAGGCCGATTTCGATGAGCTCCTGCAGCAGCTGCTGGAGAAGCTCTTTGCTGGCCGTATTGCTGATGGCTCTATCAGCATGAAGCTGTCCGTCAGCTTGACCGAAACCTATTCCGAAACAATGGGTAAAGACATTGCAGTACCGCTGTTCAAGCACAAGGTTACCGCCAATTACACGGAGAAGCTGGAGAATGCCGGTGCTGTCTCCCTGCCTAACACGTATCTGGAATACGACGAAGAACTAGGGGAGTTCGTCCTGAAGCCTTGCGGCGGCGAGCAGGACATGTTCGCGGAGCAGGAGGCTGAGGCTGATGAAGTAACTGTCGATGTTAAAGCCATTCCGCAGGATTGCCACTGTCCCCTGCAGCTGCGTGATCCTATGTGCAATGACTGCGCTAATCGCGATACCAGCGCCTGCGACCATTGCGATAGCTGCGACAAGTGGGAGCCGACTGTAAAATGATTCCGCTGCGTCCCTACCAGCAGGAGCTGGTGGATAACATCCGCAGGGCAATCGGTCAGGGGCGGCACAGCGTGTGTGCAGTGTTGGGCTGCGGCGGTGGCAAGAGCGTTATCCAGGGCAACATCGCCGCCAGCGCCACGGCACGCGGCAACAGGGTATTGTTTGTTGTTCACCGCAAAGAGCTGTGCCAGCAGATTACCAATACTTTTGCTGCATGTGGCGTAGACTTCTCTCTCTGTACCGTAGGCATGGTGCAGACGGTCTGCCGCCGGCTGGCCAAAACGCCGGAACCGAAGTTGATTCTGGTCGACGAAGCGCACCATATCCTGTCGCAGAGCTACTTGTCTATTCTGCAGCATTTTCCTGGTGCCGTCGTCTTAGGCTTTACGGCCACGCCGCAGCGCATGAACGAGGGCGGTTTGGGAGCGGTCTTTGAAGAGCTCATCGAGTCAGTGTCGACAGAGTGGCTCATCCAGAACCATTATCTGGCACCTTACAAATACTACGGCGTGCAGTTGGCGGATGCCAGCAAGCTGCATACCAAACGCGGCGATTACGACAAGGCTGAAGTTGAAGCTCTTATGAATAAGCGTGCTATTTTTGGCAGTGCCGTTGAAAACTGGCTGCAGCTGGCCAAGGGCAAGCAGACCATCGTGTACTGCTCGTCTATCGCCACCAGCGAGGGTACAGCGGCCGCTTTTAGGGAGCAGGGGATAAATACTATGCACCTTGACGGTACAACGCCGCAGGCGCAAAGACAGGCCGCCGTAGAGGGGTTCCGGCGCGGTGAGGTCACGGTCCTTTGCAACGTTGATTTGTTTGGCGAGGGCTTCGATGTTCCTGACTGCGATTGCGTGGTGCTGATGCGGCCTACCAAGTCGCTCACGCTGCACATCCAGCAGTCGATGCGCTCCATGCGTACTAATCCCAACAATCCGGATAAGGTTGCGCTGATCCTGGACCATGTTGGCAATTTCACGCGGCATGGTTTGCCGGACGACACGCGCGAGTGGTCGCTGGAATCCAAAGCTAAAAAGAAGAAAACTGAGCTCAGCGTCAAGCAGTGCCCGAATTGCTTTGCAGTGGTCAAGTCAGCAGTGCAGGAATGTCCCTATTGCAAGTACGTATGGGAGAAAGAAGAGCGCGAAGGTCCGGAGGTCGTGGAGGACATCATCCTGCAGGAAGTCGCGCGCATGCCGTATAGTAAACACATCGAGTGTAAGTCATGGGCGCAGCTGGAGCTGTTCCGCTCGACGCACAAACGTGCTGATGGAAAGATTTTTAAGTTCGCCTGGTCGCTACACAAAGCGGTGCAGCTGGGGCTGGCAGTACCGGAACGGTACCGCAGTGCAGCTATCCGCCTGCTGCGTCAGGATGAATACAGGAGGTTAAAGTTTGAATAAATCTGAAGCTCAAATCATGAAGGAGATTGAGGTCGCGGTGTCTGCTGCAGGGCACAAGATTTTCCGCGTCAATGTTGGCGAAGGCTATCTGTATCGCACACAGCCGACGCAGGCGACGCTCGAACTCGAGAACAAGCGTAGCCGCTGGTTTAAGAGCGGACCGCCGCAAGGCTACAGTGATTTGTCCGGTGTGGCCTATCCGTCGGGCAAGGCAATTTTTATCGAGTGCAAGACGGCAACCGGCAAGCCGACGCTGCAGCAGTGCGTGTTCCTGCTGGCGATGTTGGCGGCGGGTGCCAATGCCGGTATTGCACGCAGCACTGAGGAGGCGATGGCGATTTGCGAGATGACGGACAACCTGCGTCAGAAGATGGGGGAGTATATCCATGGCTGGTTGGTTAAGCTTAGGCAGCGTGGTAAGTGATCCGTGGCCTGACTGTGCCGACAGCGAGTTCTGGGGGCAGCTGCTACCAAGCGCTGCCCGCCATGATCACAAGCTGTATGTTAAGCTCATCGGCCTACGTTTTGCTGGAGCAGAGCTGCTGCCTAGTGCACGCTTCGGCTTGCGCCTGGTCATGGCTAACGAGGCGACGGTGACTCAGCAGGAGGCGAGGGAGCTGCTTGCGCCCCACTCTGAGCTGCTATTGAATTTATTTTTACACATAGGAGGTGGCACAGGTGGACAACAAAAAACTGATACATGATACTGTTGTGGCAACGCTGGCTGCCTTAAATAGCCAGCCTAAGCCGCAGGACTGCTACAAGGCGACGGAAGCAAGGTTGTATGCGTATCCTGTTTTGCTTGAGAACATAAAACGTTATAAACTGGACATCCGTGATTTGAAGAAGGAGAAGAACACCGAGAAGTCTAAGGACATTACCTGCTGGGGCGGTGCCTCCGGCATCCGTCTTACGCCCGAGGAAAAGCAGCAGGCACGCATTATGGCCGTGGAGATTAAACTTGAACGCGATATGGCAGAAGTTAATCGCATTAATAAAGCGATGTTGCGTTTGGAGCGCATGAATAGTGAAGAAGATGTGGCTTTTATAAAGAGGCTGTATTTCCAGGGGCTTGACCTTGCTGGGTTGGCTGAGTTTATGGGAGAATCGCTGGCTACTATCCAGCGCAGGCGTACGCGTCTGGTGCGGCAGCTGGCGTTGATGTTATATGGAGCGGAGGCGTTGATATGACAATGATTAATTTGTATCCTGTAATTGCCGAAACATTGCATGTCCCTGTTGGCAAGGAGTTTAAGCTCAAACCTAAACATGGTGGAGCATATCCGGCACAGTACCGTTTTAGCGCTGATGATTTGGAGTACCGTCCAAGCCAGTGCTGCCATTGGTCAAGCATTACTAATCAGCCCATGCAGATGCGTATTTTTCTGGCTGTACTGCGTGGCGGGGTGGAGGTAGTTAAAGATGCGTAAAAATCTAATCCCGGAAATCGCTAAGATGCTCGGCGTGGAGCTGGGCGAGGAATTTAAGATTAAAGGACTCGAAGGAGCGATTTATAAATTTGTCGTCGGCGGACTACTAGTGAGTGACGATGTCGCAGAAAAAGTATACACAACTGCCAACATGCCGCTTATTGGTCTGGTAAGAGGCGATATCGAAGTCGTTAAATTGCCGTGGAAGCCGAAGAAAGGCGACACTTTTTATACTTTTGCATCTATACCAAACAAATGGGTTGTCCGTATAGCTTGGTGGGACCAAACCCCTAACCATTACGCTTTATTAAACAAAGGCTGGGTATACCGCATTTATTTTAGGAGGATTGCTATGATTACATATAGAGAATTTACATCGTTTATTAATGATGAACTTGTTCGCGTAGGAACTTTGTTTACAGAAAAACAGCAGCAGTATTCTGCTGGCGCTGATCCGCTGTCAAACTTCCGCACCGGTGCATTGCTGGAGCATCATGATGGTGGCTATGACATGATGTATGATGTGGCTAAGGGATATCTGAATAAGCACATTGCTTTCCTCTACGACCATGGTATCGCTGACAAAACGGAAGAATCCTTGCGCGACATGGTGGTCTATGGTCTGATTATGTTGTACATGGTCAAGAAGCACAAGGAATGGCTTGCACAAGTGAAGGAGTGACCTTGATGAGCAGTAAACGTAAACTTAAGCGCCGCAATCCTGCGCCGGTGGCAGGCTTTAAATATGAGCGCATGTGCCAGACTGTGTCCGAGCAGGCTATCTATCGTGTGCTGGCTGTTGCGATTGACATCCTCTGGAATGATTTCGGTGGTCTGCAGCGCAAGGACCAGCGCCTGAAGTTCTTCGCAGAGACGTTCCGTGAGCGTCTGGAAGTTGTAGACCAGGGCTTTACGCCGACGCAGCAGGCAGCTATGGATGAGCTGCAGCGCCAGGCTGGGTATAGCGTAGTGTTTAATGTAAAATAATTCAATGACCGCTCATCTGATGGTGGGCGGTCTTATTTTCTTGAAAATTCACAAAGAGTTCACAAAGGCGTGAGAAAAAGCGGTGATTTTTATGGTATAATAAAAACCGTGGAGAAGTGTCGATAAAATTCGATACTTCTTTTATTTTTATGCTGTCGTACTCAAGTCTGGTTTAAGAGGCCGCTTATCATAAGCGGTAGGCGGATAATCTCCGCGCGTGGGTTCGTATCCCACCGGCAGCACCTGTTTATGTAGCGTCTGGCTTTTAGCCGGGCGCTTTTTTTATGCCCGGAAGCCGTAACCTAAGGGACGGGACATCCCTTTCTGACCTCAAATCCTCAGCGGTAGTCCGGGCACCAATAAATGACTTGCAATTATCGCGGGAGTGAGTTAACATGCTTATAAGACCTTTAATTATTGCTGCGAGAATTTTGGATGAAGATTATCCGAAAGACCCGAATCCTGAAAATTGGCGTACTATCAGTGGTGCAAAAGTGCATCTGAACGAAAAAGGTCAGATTGACGGTGGTGCTGGCAGTAAGTTTAATAAGAAAAAATTCGGCAGCAATTTTAGTGCTCAAGAAGGATTTTCGGGAGAATATGCAGCGCCGAACTCTTCTGAGGAAAAATCGCCTATCAAAAAAGCAGCTTCTGTCTTTACTGAAGCATCTGTACAGCCATACAATGCCCAGGAGAGTAATTATCCGTTCCGTAAATCAAATTACACTAAGGCGCATAAGGATACTGCTGTGTGGTGCAAATCCATGGAAGAATCGAAGAAAAAATTTGATGCGCAAGCTCTTACTGTCTGGGAATCTGCAAATCATGAAGAACGTGAAGCTATAAAAAAATATACGACCGAGTATGAGCAATTTAATGACCCTTTGCGCGGTTATGAATACGGGACTGGCCAATATAAAGGTGTAGGGAGTATTGACTTTGAGAATATTGGCAATAATAGTTATGGTAAATTAAAACCTGGCGAAGCTAGAGACCTAATCACAAATATGACCAACTACATTGACCGTAGTGCTTTTGATGAGGATATCTGGCTGCAGCGTGGTTGCAGTTTTATAGGCATGGATAAATTTTTCAATCTCCGAAAGCCGATGCAAGACTACACTCTTGATGAGCTGAGAGCTGAAATTTTAGGTACTAAACCCACAGAACATGGTTTCATGTCTTGTGGCGCTGCCAAAGGTACAGGCTTTGATAAAAAACCAGTTATTCTTAATATTTATGCTCCAGCAGGAACTAAAATGGCTTATACTGCTAATTTTTCTATTTTCGAAGAAGAAAATGAAATGGTTTTGCAGCGCGGCACGCAGTTTCGCGTTGCAAAAGTAGAAGAAAAACCTGGCGAAGGCTTCTTTATTGACCTTGAGGTCGTTGGTTACAATATACAGAAAGTGTAGGTAAAAATCATGGGATTATATGAACGTCATGCAGACGAATTGTTGAGTGATAATACTCATAATGCCGGGTACGAGCAGTGTAAGGAGTGCGTTTATTCCGGTAAGCCGGGAACGGCTGCTTATAGCCGTTGCATCTGTGACAAGTATCCATTGAGCGATGGTGATGATCAATGGGCAACCAGCAAGCCTGATGGTATTGAAGATGGCTCGTTAAGATGCAAATTTAGAAAAGACCGTTAATGTTAAATAAATGACTTGAATGTTTTAAGTATTAGAGTTAACATAACAACAATCAAGTGAAAGGTTGTGATTATGTTATGGAAAAACAGATTTATTACGATTATTTAGAAGAGCTGCGTCAGTCTGGAGTAACGAATATGTTTGGTGCTGCACCGTATCTCATGCGTGAATTTGATCTGAGTCATGATGAAGCATCAAAAATACTTAGCGACTGGATGGGTAGCTACAAGCAACCAGAATAACTTACTATCGAAAAAATCACTAATGTAAACCTCGAGCTTAATGGCTCGGGGTTTTTCTGTTTCCGGAGGTAATTATGAAAATCATTGATATGCCCATCGGCGATGTGATCCCGTATAAAAACAATCCGCGGCGCAATGATGCAGCCGTGAAGCCGGTTATGGAATCACTGAAGGAGTTCGGCTGGAAGCAGCCTATTGTTATTGACAAGGATAATGTCATTGTCTGTGGTCATACGCGTCTGCGTGCTGCTAAACGACTTAAGATGAAGACTGTACCGTGTGTAATGGCGGATGACCTTACGCCAGAGCAGATTAAGGCGTTCCGTCTGGCAGATAATAAAACCGCCGAGTTTGCAAGCTGGGACATGGATATGCTCAACAGCGAGCTGCTCGACATCAAAGGTATAGACATGGGCGACTTTGGCTTCGACATGCCGGAGCCTGAACCGGAAGAGGATGCTTTTGATGTGGATGCAGCGCACGAGGCTGCCAAGCAGAACACCATCACGACTCCTGGTACTCTTTATCAGCTTGGAAACCATCGCTTATTATGTGGCGATTCAACAAATCGTACTGATGTAGCACGTTTATTGGGGGGGCAAATGGTTGACATGGTGTTTACTGATCCTCCCTACAATGTAGCTTACCAAGGTGGCACAAAAGACAAGCTCACCATTAAAAACGATTCGATGAGTGAGGTTGAATTTAAAAATTTTTTAGATGCAGTGTTTGATAATTATTTTGCAGCGATGAAGCCTGGCGCGTCCTTTTACGTATGCTATGCTAGTCGCAGTGTGGTCGAGTTCCGGCAGGCTATCGTCGATGCCGGTCTGCTGCTTAAGCAGGACCTTGTCTGGTGCAAGAACACATTTACGCTGGGACGGCAGGACTACCAATGGCAGCATGAATCTATCCTTTACGGCTGGAAGCCTGGCGCAAAGCACCGCTTTTTTGGCGGTCGTAAGCTGTCGACGGTTATACCTGACAACTATCCGGTGGAGGTTGGCTATGATGCCGATGGGCATCAGCTCATTCACATCAGCATCGGGCTTAAGACTGTTTGTCTGCGCGCCGACAATGTGGAGGCTGTGGACACAGAAGAGGTTAACAGCGTAATCCATGTTGACAAGCCCACGCGCAACGCCGAGCATCCCACCATGAAGCCGATTGCCCTCTGTGCTAAGTGCATCAAGAACAGCTGTCAGCAAGGTGATTCTGTGCTTGATTTATTTGGTGGCTCTGGCTCTACGCTCATTGCCTGCGAACAAATCAACCGCCAATGCTACAGCATGGAGCTTGATCCTGTGTACTGCGATGTCATCGTTAAGCGTTGGGAGGCTCTGACCGGCAGGAAGGCCGAGGTAATCGGTGGCTAATGAACAGAACCTTACACCATTTACGGGCAAACAAAGCCGTGAGGAAGCCGTGAGGAATGGCTCCAAGGGTGGTGTAAAATCTGGTGAAGCCCGGCGCCGCAAACGTGCTATGCGTGAGGTCCTTGATGACCTGCTGCAGATGCCGCTCAAGCGTGGCGAGCTGAAGAATGTTGAGTGCCTGGGCGACCTGATGGGGCCGAACGGCAAGATTAACCTACTGAACGGTAAAATCAATGTAACCGTGGAGCAGGCTGTGTTGCTTGGTCAGGTGGTTCTTGCCATGCAGGGCAATACCAAGGCGGCGACGTTCTTGCGGGATACTGCAGGGCAGAAAATTCTTAAGGATGCCGAAGAGCAGTCTCAATATGAGGACGATGGCTTTACCGACGCAATCAAGCGCAGTGCAAAGGATGTGTGGAAATAATGGGCATCGTTGGCAGGCTGCGCAGTATTATCAAACCTGTTATCAAGTTCTATGAGTTTAGTAAAAAACAAATGCAAATCTTGACGTGGTGGTGTGAAGATTCTCCCTACCACGATTACAATGGCATCATAGCTGACGGCTCCATCCGTGCTGGTAAAACGGTAGCGATGGCCGTCTCTTTTGTTATTTGGGCTATGGATACCTACGATGGCCAGAACTTTGCTATGTGTGGTAAAACCGTAGGCAGCTTTCGGCGTAACGTCTGGAAATGGCTCAAGCCTGTATTGCTGGTGCGTGGCTATCAGGTGGAAGAATCACGCACGGAGAACCTTATTGTGGTGGCTCGCAAGCAAGGCAGCACGATGAAGCTGAATTACTTCTACGTGTTCGGCGGCCGCGACGAGTCCTCGCAGGACCTTATTCAAGGTATTACTTTGGCTGGTCTGTTTTGCGACGAGGTTGCGCTCATGCCGGAGTCGTTTGTCAACCAGGCATCCGGCCGCTGCTCTGTTCCGGGCGCTAAGCTGTGGTTTAACTGTAACCCGGATAGCCCGATGCACTGGTTCCTGCTACGCTGGATTGAGAAGTGCGACGAGAAGCGCTTGCTGCATATCCACTTCTTGATGGATGACAATCCGTCTCTATCCGACGAGGTGCGTGAACGTTACCGGACGATGTATTCCGGTGTGTTCTACCGACGCTTTATTTTAGGCGAGTGGGTAATGGCGCAGGGGGCTATCTATCGTGATGCGTGGAGTGATGAGCTGCTTTTTGGTGATGACCAGCTGGAGTATTTGCTCAAAAATCTGCACATCATGAAGCGCTCCATCACGATTGACTATGGCACCGTGAACCCGATGGTGTATCTGGACGTGCTCGATGATGGGCGCGACCTGTGGTTCATCCGCGAGTATTATTGGGACAGCCGCGCCGAGGAAAAGGAGAAGGACAACAGCCAATACGCCGACGACCTGCTTGAGTTCGTGCGTGGCGTGGAGCTGTGGCCGACAAATGTGGTAATAGATCCATCTGCAGCAAGCTTTAAAATTGAGCTGCGTAACCGTGGCTTGCGTGCGAAGGAGACGGTGGAAACAATCAACGCCGACAATGATGTCATTGAGGGCATCCGCAAGGTGAACACGCTGCTAACCCGTCGCCGCATCCATTTTTATTGTGGCTTAGTGCACACGCTGAAGGAGATGCAGTCCTATTGTTGGGACGACAAGGCTCTGCAGCAGTCTGGCAAGGAGAAGCCTATTAAAGTAGCTGACCATGCGCCTGATGCGGTGCGCTACTATGTATCAACAGTCATCAGGCCTAGGAGGATAGCAGAAAATGGTTAAACGTAAACGCAGGCGTGCCCTGGACAACGCTCCGGCGTCACAGCCAATACGAAGCAGGGCGCTTGACGCCTTTAGCAACGTGCTGGCTCGTTTGGGCGCAGGCACTCCGAACCTGCTGGAAGGTACGGAGTACAGTCTGCAGCGCATGTCGCGTGATTTTAATACTTTGAATGCTCTCTACCGTGAGAGCTGGATTGTCCGTCGCATCATCGACGTTATCCCGGCGGACATGCTCAAAAACTGGATAACGATTACCAGCGGCCTGGCCCCCGATGTAGAGAAGCGGCTCAGTCTTACTCTGCGTCGTACTCAGCTCATTGACAAGATTAAGCGTGGCATGCAGTGGGGCAGGCTCTACGGTGGCGCTTTGGGCGTGATGCTGGTCAAACACCAAGGCTACGACCTTAGCCAACCGCTGCAGCTTGACTGGATAATGCCTGGGGACTTCGCAGGGCTGCTCATTTTCGACCGGTGGAACGGAGTTAACCCATCCAGCGAACTCATCGAAGATATTAGTGATCCTGATTATGGTTTCCCAAAGTATTACACTGTGACTGATCCTGCCGGTGGTGGCTCTGTAAAGATTCATCATAGCAGGGTAATTCGCTTCACTGGCAATACGCTTCCGTTCTGGGAGGAAATAGCAGAGATGCAGTGGGGCGCGTCTGTCGTTGAGTCAATTTTTGATGAGCTGCGTAAGCGTGACAATGTGAGCTGGAACATTGCGCAGTTGACCTTCATGGCGAATATCCGCGTGCTTAAAATGCAGGACTTAGGTCAGCTTCTGGCGGCAACGGACAACGAGTCGCAGGCTGAGCTGCTGCGAACGCTGGAAGCGCAGAACATGCTGCTGAACAATATGGGCATGCAGGTTATGGATGCTGCAGATGGTCTGGAAACACACCAGTACACGTTCGGCGGTCTTGCTGACTGCTATCAGCAGTTTATCATGGACATCAGCGGCGCTGCTGAAATTCCGGTGACGCGTCTGTTCGGGCGTTCTCCCTCCGGCCTTAACGCTACGGGCGAGAGTGACCTGCAGAACTACTATGACATGATAGCTGAGAAGCAGGAGTCTTATCTGCGTCCTATCTTGAACAAAGTGCTCCCGCCGTTCATCATCTCGACGCTAGGCAGCCTGCCGGACGACTTTGACTTTGAATTTGACCCGGTTGCAGAGCCTACGGATAAAGAGCGCGCCGACCTTGCCAAGTGTGGCACAGATAACGTTGTAGCTGCTTACAATGCTGGGCTTATCTCTCAGCGCACTGCCCTGAAGGAGCTGAAGCAGCAGAGCGAGCGCACCGGTGTCTGGACGAACATCACCGATGAGGACATCGAGCGCGCATCTGACTCTGTGGAGCCGCCTGGCGAGATGGGAGGCATGTTTGGCGACATGGGCGGTGGCGAGGCTGCTGGTGCTGTTGGTGTTGAACCTCAGCAAAATAAACCGCCTGAATCTGAATAAATGACTTGCAATAATTATGTATGAGAGTTAATATATACACGCTAAAAATTACGGAGGTTAGTGTCATGGATAAAACTAAACTTAACCTGGAACGCCTGCGCGCTTATGATGCCGAATGGGAAGAAGATAAGCATCCGCGTGCTGAAAACGGACAGTTTACTTCTGGTAGTGGCAGTGCTGGTGGCGGAACTGAAAGCGGTAGTAAGTACGGCTACAGTCGTTCTGAACAGCATGTTGCCAGTAAAATGGAAGAATGGGGCAATGAGCAAGGAAACATTGCTGCACTTGAAGCTGCCGATGCTTTCCGTGATGCGCGTGAAGATGAAAATGATATGCGTGAAGTCTTGAAATCTGTACGTCAGCATTTAGTAGAAAACGAAGATGACATTCGTGGTTATGATGAAAATCCCAAAAATTTTGACAAGGTTATGGAACAGCTGGATGATATGGAGTCTATGCTTAATGACCAAGATACTTATGAATTCAAGCACGGTGAAATTAAATCTCCGCTCCGTCAGGCTGCTGAGGCGGTGCAGGGCGGCGATGGCAGGCTTAAAGGTTACAAGGGCTTGAGCTTTACACAGGAAACCAGCGAGGCTGATTCTGGCACTCCTGCCGGCGAGGTACATAATTTCATTGTTGGCAACATTAAAGGCAAGGAACCGACGAAGGAAAATGTAACGGCTGCGTGCAAGCAGGTAGTAAATATGCTGAATGACGATATTAAATATCTGAGTGAGCGCGCTGCCACAGCTAGACGTTATGGCAATGAACAGGCTGCTAAGGAATGGGAAGCAAATATTGAAAAGCAGCAACAAAGAATACAAGCTGCTTATGAGGTTACAATGGGTTTTAGTAAATGAAAAAATTTAAAATGCCGCGAGTCATTGAACGCTCTTATGCCAGCGCCATTGACCGCCTGATGCAAGGACTGAAGCGTGAGTTATCTCACGTTGCCAGTCCTTTTTTTATTGCTGACATAATGCGTCGGCTGGCTCGTTCTCCGACTTTTATCCAAGCCTGCGACCAAATCGCACGCTCGATGGCCACGCATCTGTTCCGCGACGGGCATAAGACGTGGCGTGCCGCAGCAGCCGAGGGCAGCAAGGGGCGAATCATCCGCACCGCTCTACAGCGCGAGCTTGCCTCACCACGCGTCGCGAAAGTGTACGAGGGTATAATCAGTCGTAATGCTGAATTAATCCGCTCTATGCCGCTCACGCTGGCTGACAGGGTGGCTCACAAGGTTGCTAAAGGCTACGAACAGGGCTTGCGACCTGAAGCGATGATAGACGATATCCTCAAAGATTACCCACCCATGACCGAAGCTCATGCAAGGCTCATCGCTCGCACGGAAACGTCTAAAGCCAGTACCGCGCTGACACAGGTGCGTGCTGCTGAAGCAGGGCTTGAATGGTACGTCTGGCGGACGAGTGAAGACTCTCGTGTGCGTTCTGCTCATGCTCACATGGATGGTGTGATTATCCCTTGGGGCGAAGCTCCAGCGCCGGAAGTACTCAACCATGAGAAGTCTCAAGGGAATTACCATGCGGGAAACATTTATAACTGTCGCTGCTATCCTGAACCGCTTATTAGGTTTGACCAGGTGCATTGGCCAGCTAAGGTTTACCGCAACGGCAAAATAGAGCGCATGGGCATAAAACAATTTAGAAAATTATTACCTGGAGGTGAGCTATGAGCAAGGCATATTTTGGCTCACGAATCTCCGACCACATCCTCAAAACGCCGGAAGGCTTCCTAATCTGCAAGGACGTTCCGATTGCTCGTACCGGTACGCAGCAGTATAGAGGCTGCGAGTTTGGCGGTCCGGTCGCTGATGGCATTTATAATGTCCAGCGCCCTGAAGCCGAAGTCTTTGACCGTGCTGCCGTGGCAAGCTTTGAGGGGAAGCCTGTATGCGATGAGCATCCGGAGGAAGATGTAACCCCTGATAATTATGGACGGTACATGAAAGGCGTGTGCCGTGATGTGCGTCGGGGCGATGGCGACTTGAGTAATTGCCTGGTCGCTGATTTAGTTATTTACGATGCTGACCTTATCAATAAGATTGAGGCTGGCAAACGCGAGATATCTTGCGGCTATGACTGCTTGTGGAATCCGACGAGTGACTCCAGCTATGACCAGCTGGAAATCCGCGGTAACCATGTAGCGGTTGTTGATAGAGGCAGAGCGGGGCACAAGGTGGCCATCCGTGATACTGCCGACGATAAAAAAGGAGGTACCAAAATGTCTAAATCTTTGATTGGACGTATCCTGCGAGCGTTGGCTCGCGACGAATCTACTACACCGGAGGACATGGAGGCTGCTGCAAAGCTTGCAGGTAGCTCTGACGCTGAACCGCGTCCTCAGCCTGCGCCAGCTCCTGCTCCAGCGGCTCCCGCAACACCTGCGCCTGCTGCTGTGCCGCAGCCTGACAATAAACCTGCTGCAATGGACGAAGCTACCGAGGCACGCTTCAAAAAAATTGAGGACGCGCTGGAAGCTATCAGTTCTAAGCTGAATCCTGCGCAGCCTGCTGCTGAGCCTAAGAAGGACGCTCTTGATGCTCTGGAGGAAGAGCTCCAAAACAAAGCACCTGCTGCTGCTCCTGCCGGGGACGAGGATGAGGTAATCGAGCCGCCGGAAGATATCAATGCGCAGGATGCAGCGCCGGAAGAAGATGTTGAGGGAGAGTGTGCACCTGATGTTAAGGAAGCACGTGACGCGGCTATGGCTTTAATTAAAAACTTGAAGCCTGCTGTTGCTGCTATCCCCAATGAGGTTCAGCGCAAACGTGCGGCTGACTCTCTGGCTATCCTCATCAAAGGCTCTATGCAGCATGATGCTCAATATGGCGAGCTGATGCAGATGCGTCGCCGTTCTGCTGCGCAAGACAGCAAACCTGCAGCTGATGATTACGCTCTGGGCCGTGAGATTGCAAAAAAATACAATCCCCACTATAAAAATCGCTAAGGAGGCAAAATAATATGAGTGGTAAAGCAATTGGTATCTCTATGAATTTTGGCTATCCCGGTAACTACGCCCGCACTCCGGACGATATCGTGGCTAGCCGTCTGCTAAACGAGGAAAGCGAAGCTATCCCGTTTGGTGCTGCTGTCTGCATTAAAGATGACAACACTTATGAAGCTGTTGGCGCTGCAACTGCCGCTGCTGATGTCGCTGGCATTGCGCTGCGTGTTGTTAAGCAGGCAGTGTCTTATGCAGAGCAAAACAAAACCGAGTATCAGCCCGGTCAGTATATGTCTGTCCTGGAACGCGGCGCTGCTACTGTTGTATGTAATGTTGGCACTCCGAAAGCTAACGGTAAAGTTTACGTGCGCGTTAAAGCTAATACTTCTATCGCGAATGGCGTTGTTGGCGGCTTTGAAGCTGCAGCTGACAGCACTAACACCATTGAAATTCCGAATATGCGCTGGACTAGCGGCGCAATGGATGCGAATCGTGTCTGCGAAGTTACTCTGCTGACTCGTGCTTCTGCGTAATATAAGGAGGTATAAATAATATGGCAACTGGAAAATTTGGCTTTTATAGCCCGGATGCTGGTATGCGTAATCTGGGTAATTTTGCCATGCAGAATGGTGGTCGTAAAAGATTCCGCGGCTCTGCATGGGATGCTGCTGCCAGCTCTGGCATGGCGTACATTACAGGCGAACTTGAAAAGGTTGATCCTAAGCTGCGCGAACCGCTGACCAGCGTAACCTGGCAGCGCGATATTGTCGCCAAGACTGGCGGCGGCTGGGTAGAGTTTACTTCTACTTTTGATGTTGATTACGCTACTTCCGGTGCAAACGCTAACAGCATCACTGCTCCCGGTGCTACTACAATCCCTGTAATGCAGGTCAACACCAGCAAGAACATGTTCAAAGTATCCACCTGGATGCACGCTATGCAGGTACCGTTTATTGACCAGGCGAAGATGAAGCAGATTGGCCGTAATCTGGAAGATTTGCTGGATAAGGGCGTTAAACTCAACTACAACAAAACTCTTGACCTCAATGTATACAATGGCTTCAAGGAGGCAGGTACTACTGGCTTGCTGAATGACCCGAATGTTGTTACCTACACTGTGGGTAATGGTGCAAATGGCACTCCCGCATGGAACACTAAAACCGCGGATGAGATCCTGCATGACATTAACAATGCGCTGGTGGATGCGTGGGCTGCATCCGAGTACGACATGAAAGGCATGCCGAATCATATTCTGATTCCACCGAAGCAGTATGCTTACATCACCATGCAGAAGGTTTCCGATGCTGGTAACATCTCCATCATGGAGTATTTGATGCAAAACAATATTGCTAAAGAGCAGGGCGGCTCTATCACCATTGAGCCTTGCCGTTGGTGCATCAAGGCCGGCACCGGTCAAAAAGACCTCATGATGGTTTACGTAAATGATGAGGATATGGTCAACTTTGATTTGACTGTGCCTATCACCCGCGCGTATACTCAACCGTCTGTTGAGCGTGCCGCCATCCTGACTTTGTTTGCAGCGCAAATCGGCCAGGTTAAATTCATGTATTACCAACCTGTCGCATACCACATCGGTATCTGATTAGGCAATATTCTAGCCAGGCGTTTATCGTCTGGCTTTTTTATTTGAGGAGGACAATCAATGGTTATTTTAACTAAAAAACGCTTTGGCTTTGTGAAGCAGGACGGTTCTGAACGCATTGATGCGGAACGCTTTTTGACTAAGGGTGGAATGGAAATTGAGGATGCTCCCGATTGGATTGCAACTGATCCGCTGTATGCGCTGGCTGTTGAGTCTGGCGACCTTGTGCCGGTCAATGGTAAAACTCCGAAGGCTGAGGCAGAAGCTGTTGCCAAAGCCAAGAAACTCACCAAAGCGGAGGGTGAAAGCTAATAAGGAGGTGCAGCATGTACCATCCGTTGATTGCGCAGGCGAGCAATATCAAAACGCAGGAGAATCCTTCCTACACCAAGGAGGACTTCCTGGCATTCTATCCACAGTTTGCTGAGCCGCTGCCGGAAATAGTGCTGGACAGCTTTGTAGAGCTTGGTCAGGCGTGTGTAAGCGAGCAGCGCTATGGCAAGATGTGGAGGATGGCCATCGGACTATTCATCGCCCATATGTGCACCCTTTACATGCAGTCTGCTGCAGACCCGGGGGCACCTGCTGCTGATATCCTTGCCGCAGCTCAGGCCGCTGGTGTTGTTACGAGTGAGTCTGCTGATGGTGTGTCCTATTCTATGGATACGTCAGCGCTGTCGCAGGACCTTGCAGGTTGGGCGGCGTTCCGGTTGACAGCGTTTGGCGTGCAGTTTGCCACTCTTGCGCGCTTTGCTGGCAAGGGAGGCATGTATGTATGGTAAGTGTAAAAACTTCCCACATGACGGTCAGCGGCGGCCTACAGGGGCTTATGGACAGAGTACAAGCTTTGAACCGTGTTAATAAGCTCTATGTGGGTATCCCACAGGAGAAAACTTCTCGTGGCGATGCGCCTATCAATAATGCGAGCCTGCTGTACATCCATACTCATGGCATCCGGCGCAAGTCCATGCGTGAGGAAATGCAGGGCTATATGGATCAGGGCATGGAGTACAGTCTGGCTTATCAGCTATATGTTCAGACACACGGTTCACCGCTTTGGCATGCACCGCCACGTCCTGTTATTGAACCGGCCATCGCCAAGCACCACCGTGAGATTGCAGAAGAATACGCTAAGGCTGTAAAGGCTGCTATGACTGGCGATGGAGCGAGAGCTGATGCTTTTATCAAACGCACGGGCCTGCTGGCGCAGAACATCTGCCGCAAATGGTTTACGGATGCCGAGAATGGCTGGCCGCCTAACTCCCCGAAAACCATAGATAAAAAGACCAAAGGCAAGGGCGGCAAAACCAATCCGCTTATTGATACCGGTGCCTTGCGTAAGGCTATTGTTTATGTGGTAAGGAGTGATTGACGTGGTTAATGTTGGCAGAGTGGTGCGCAGCAAGCGTTTAGGCTGCCAGCGCATTACTGTCAAACGCTACGCTGCGAGCTGGCACGATGGAGCTTATGGTCGGGATGCCGACAATCCTATTGTGCTGCAGGTGGCAGCGATTGTCACCGTTGCCCAGCCTAAAGATTTGCAGTTATTGCCCGAAGGTGACCGCGTCACCGGGGCAATGAAATTTTTGACGAACGTGGAGCTGCACGCGACCAATGGTGAAGCTATCAGCGATGAGCTTGAATGGCGCGGAGCACGCTACAAAATCCTCACAGTTACGCCTGATATTGATTATGGCTTCTACCGTTCTATCGGGACGCGATTGGATGGTGACGGTGTTGGTTAAGAACATTGCTGAATTTGAATCTTTAATGTGGGCGGAGCTGATGGACATCCTCGGGCATGATGCTAAGACAATACCGCCGCCTGTACGCCGCTCTTGGCCAACGGACGGAGGCCCCGACTGGAAGCTTACAGACAACGTGGTCTTTATGCAGTGCACCGAGGCAGCAGAGGACATCATGCAGCCTATTGATGAGCGTTGGGAAGCTTCAGGGCGTGATTTTTTGCGCGAGAGCGCCAGTACACGCACCATGCAGCTACGCCTGAATGCTTATGGGCCTGCTTGCTATGAATCGCTTTTGCAAATTCGCCTTGAGCTGCTGCGTGGCCGGCCGAAGCTCAAAAAACAAAAAATCTATATTATTCCCGGCAAGGATTCCATCCAATATGCGCCTGAACTATTTCAGGGGCGTTGGTGGAAGCGTGCCGATTTGACTTTATATTTTAATGTACTGATCAGCGTTGAATCTATTGTGAAAGCAATTGAAGAAGTCAACGTTACGATTAAAGCAAACGAGCCTGGTACGAGTGATGTTATCCTTGAGCCAGGTGAAATTATTATTAAGAAAGGGTGATTTAGTTGGCTTATAAATTGGACTTATCTCCGATTGTCGACGTGGTTATCAACCTGTCTGCTAAGGCTGTTGCTCGCAAGGGCTTTAACCTTGGCCTGATTATTGGCAAGTCTGAGGTTATTCCGGCGAATGAAAGGGTGCGTATTTATACAAGCGCTTCTCAAATGCTGACTGACGGGTTTGTAGAAACGTCACCGGAATACAAGGCTGCTCAGCTCTATTTTGCTGCTACGACCAGCCCGCGCAAGCTGGCGGTAGGCGTAAAGCTGACGGAAGATACGAATCTAACTGCTACGCTGGAGGCTTGCCGTGCTGCTAACTCTCAGTGGTGGCCGTTTAGCTATCTGGGCGCAGAAGATGTTGATATCAAAGACTGTGCAGCTTGGTGCGAGACCGCTGTACCTGACAGCGTCTACATGTATACGACTGCTGATAAAAGCGTACTTGACGCATCTGGTGATGCAAAGAGCATTTTTAAGGCTTTGCAGGATAAAAACTACCGTCGCAGCTTTGGTCAGTATTGTGGTGACACAGATACTCCCGATGCTGTTGCAGCTACTATGGGCTACGCGATGGGCGCTAACCGTGGTCTTGCCGGTGATGCGTTTACGCTGGCGTATAAATCTCTGCCCGGCGTAAAAACAGATGACCTGTCTGAATCTCAGGTAACCCATGTGTGTGGTAGCTCTGAATCTACAGGCCATAACGGTAACGTATATATTACCCGTGGCGAGGAATACGATGTTTTGCAGCAGGGCTATATGGCTGATGGCACGAGCTTTGATGAAGTGCTGTATCTTGATATGCTGCGTAATGACATTACTCTTAATGTCATGGACCTGCTGTATCAGCGCCGCAAATTGCCGCAGACTGAAGCTGGCGTTACAAGCATTATTAACGTTATCAATGATGCTTGTCGTAAGTATGTAAAGTTAGGCTTTATCGCTCCGGGTAAGTGGAACGGTGCCGAGTGCCTAAACCTGCAGACAGGTGATTACCTGCCTGATGGCTATCTGGTGCAGAGCGAGCCTATTGAAGAACAGTCTCAGGCTGACCGTGACAAGCGCAAGGCTCCACCGATTTATGTATGTTGCAAGCTGGCTGGTGCAATCGAATTTGTTACCATCCAGGTTAATGTTAACCGCTGAGGAGGCTATCTGAATGGAATTAACTACTTACAGTTTTGCTGATTTGGCTGGATCTATCAACCATCCTACGTTTGGCTCGTATCTCTTTGATGGTACTGGTGTAGGCTCTGTGACAGTATCCAAGGCCACCGACCGCACTGCTCATGACATCGCCGCTGACGGCTCTGTCATGGTGTCCAAGATTGCGGGCAATAACGGCACTGTGACTATTGAGGTGCAGCAGACATCTAGTTTACACAAATGGCTGAGTGCCTGGTTCAATGCGTTGTGGCAGCTGCCTACAAGCGAATGGGCAAGCACCAGCATGACGCTGCGTAATACCGCTACAGGTACACGCCACATTATTTCCGGTATCTCACCGCAGAAGGAGCCGGACACTCCGTATCAGAGCCAAGGCCAGCGCGTGTCTTGGACGCTGATGTGTGCTGAGATTACTAATCTGCCGATTTGATTTAGGAGGACGCTATGCTTAAGCAAAAAACTCAAATTGTGGAAGTAGCTGGTAAATCCTACCAGCTCACTAAGATGGACGCTCGTACAGGCAGCTATGTTGCTTTTAAGGTTGCGGGCGTGCTGGCTCCATCGGGAGGCAAAACAGCCGAGATGGCTGCTGCTCTCATGGGTATGCCACGTAAGGATTTTGACGAGCTGCAATCTTTGCTGCTGCGTACTGTTAATCGTTTGATTGATAACGGCAATGGCCAGCAGTTGCCTGAACCTGTCCTGACGGCTAAGGGAGATTTTGTTGATGAGGCTCTGAAGTATGATGCTGCCAGCGTTATCCAGCTGACTGTTCATGCGCTGATTTTTAACGTCGGAGGTTTTTTCGCCGTAGCCGGGTTGAATCTCCCGGCAGAATGGACGGGGCAATCTACGAGCCGATGAGTTATCCGACGCTTGATGCTTTCGCCTTTGCTCCTGTTGCGGCAGGGCTTTGGCGACAGCACGAGCTGTGTGATGGCACATATGATTTTGACGACTTGCTTGACGCTCACGAGCTGTTGGCGGTCAAGGCAGAAAACGCACGGCGGATGCAGGACGCCATGAGAAAGGAGTAGGCTGATGAGCAATATATTAGAAGAATATCTTGTCCGCATCGGTGCAGAAGTCGACAAGGACGCTTTTGCCGGAGCTGCGAAAGCTATCAATAATCTATCCGGTATGCTCGGGAAATTAGGCTCTATCCTTAAATATGGCGCTATCTTTGCGGGGCTGGCAAAGGTTACGGAAGCTGTCATTGATAACATTAAGGCTGTGGCCAGCGCTGATTTAGAATACCAGAAGCTGGCGCAGTCTATGTGGGTGACAAAAGACACGGCTAAAACCTTGAGCGTGGTCCTGAAAACCATGGGTGCGTCGCAGGAGGACGTGGCATGGGTACCGGAGCTGCGTGAGCAGTTTTTCCGCCTGCGTCAGGAAATGGCAGAGCTGTCCACTCCTGCAGATGCTGACGGACAGTTAGCCTGGATCCGTGAGATTGGTTATGACGTGCAAAGTCTGCAGCTCAAATTAAAAATGTTCAAGGAGTGGGTGGTCTACTACCTTATCAAAGAGCTGCAGCCCTACATAAAAGAGTTTCAGGAATTTATCCGCTGGCTCAATGATAAATTCGGCAAGAACTTGCCTGCACTGGCACGTAAGGTAGCCAGCGTGCTGGCGAGTGTTGTGCGTGTAGCAATGTCGCTGGTCAAGGCTCTAAAATGGCTATTTGAAGGTATTTATAATTTTATTGACGCGCTGCCAAGTAAAACAAAGGCTTTAGTAGCTGTATTTGCTGTTGTCGGTGCTGCCATCATGGCAGGGCCGTTTGGCCTGATGATGATGGCCATCGGCACTGCACTCATCATGCTGGAGGACTTCTTTGGTTATCTTGAGGGACGCGAGAGCAGCAATACCTTAAAGCCGCTCTGGAAATGGCTCACGGATGAGAATAATCCGCTGCGTCGTCTTATTGAAAAGCTTAAGGAAGGCATTGCGTTTATCCTTGAGAAGCTTACGGAGCTGTTTGAAAAAGTCTTTACGGAAGAACGGCAGGAGAAGCTCAAAAAGACTGTAGCTAATATTGCTAAGGGTGTTGCTGAAATTGCCGAAGGTCTGGCGACGATTGTTGAGAGTATTTTTGGCAAAAAGTATCCTGTTGTGAAGAAATTCTGGGACTTCTTCCTGATAGCCGTTGGTAAGGTTGTAGATAAGGTGCTCACATTGACAAATAGTATGGGACATCTTATGCGTGCTTTGGGTAAGGCTATGCAGGGCGATTTTAAGGGAGCGCGTGAGGAATTTATTAATGCAGGTGCTGATGAAAATGCAACAGGCGAGCGGTCTAAATATATCCAGCAAAAGCTTATGTCGATGGGCTTTACTGCTTCTGCTGCCGCTGGCGTTGTAGGCAACCTTGTCCAGGAATCTGGCTTGCGCACGGATGCTATCGGTGATAATGGCACATCTGGCGGTTTGGCTCAATGGCATAATGAACGCTGGGAAGCGCTCAAACGCTTTGCTGCTGCTCGTGGTAAAGATTGGACCGACCTTGACACGCAGATAGAATTTTTGGCAGAAGAAATGCGCACGTCTTACGCTGAAACCTATGCTAAAATGCAGCATGCTGAATTGCCGGAGATAGCAGGTCAAATTATGACTGATGAATATGAAAAGCCTGATTCTGCGTCTGCTAATTATGCCCAACGTCAAGCTAACGCTCGTGCTGCCTATGAAGCTATGAAGTCTGCCAATAAACAAACTTCTGCTGATGCATTTCACGGAGATGCTGGCGGTCCATATGACAGCCTTGTATCGCCTACAAGCTATGCTGCAGGTTTTACTGCTGGCGGCTCTGCCGGCCTTATGCCGATGGCGAACAGTACGGCAAATTATAACGGTGGAGTTGTAAATGTTGGCGGCATCGTGGTTAATTGTGGGAACGTAAGTGATCCGCAGGGCGTGGCTAAGGCTGTAGAAGGAACGATGGAAGATTTTGCCCAGCGTCTGGCAGCGCATAACGGAGGGACGGTGTTTGTATGAGCTTAATGGGTACAATGAACACTTTAAATGGTATCTGGGGCGCTAATAATCTGGTTGCTAAGCTCACGGGCAATAAATCATTTAAGACTAATGATGGTTATAGTCCATCTGTTTGGGGCAGTGGGCTAGGAGCACAACAGGTGCTTATGGTCAAAACGAACATTGGCGGCTATTTTTTTGATGCTGTTTTTAGCGTTGATACTGAACATAGCCTGACGGTTACTCAGCATCCTGTGCAGACTGGCGCAAATATCAGTGACCATGCTTTTGTGAATCCTATCCGTATGACGATGCAGATTGGCGTATCTGATGCCATGGCTTATCGTACTGGTGCTGATTATGGTGGTGATGGCGGCACAAAATCTGTACAGGCCTATCGCTTACTCTGCAAGCTGCAGGAACTGCGTATACCAATGCAGGTTGTTACGCGTCTGAATACGTACCAGAATATGCTTATTGAGAGCATTGATGTGAGCGATGATGTGTCGACGCTATGCGCGCTCAAAGCTACTGTGAATCTTGTGCAGGTGCTGGTGGTTAATGTTGGAACCGAAAAGGTTTCAGCGCGTCAATGGACTACAGGTGCACAGCGCAAGTCGCAGGAAGTGCAGCCTAAAGGTGATAACAGTACTATTGCACGCAAAGTAGAAAAGGGCACAGGTCTGGAGGTGAAGTGGTAATGAGCTATTATGAAATACCATTAACTACCACGCCTTTTGACAAGAAGACTTTTAAGCTGACGCTGGATGGCGAACGCAACATCAACATCCTGCTGAAGCTACGCTATTATGATTTGTACGAGTTGTGGGTGGCTGATGTCTGCGACAATAGCACAGGCGAAGAGTTGATTACAGGCATGCCGCTCGTTCCTGGCATTGATTTGTTAGGTCAGTACGCTTACCTGAATATTGGCAGTGCTCAAATCGTGGCTGTTGGTCCTACCACGCAGGAGCAGCCTGATAATAAGACACTAGGCTCAGCCTGGGTGCTTTTGTGGGGTGATGGCTCATGAGCAGTTATCTGTGGATGCGCAAGTGGAAAATCCTTGTTGTGGATGCTCAGGACAAGGAGGCTTTGAATGTTTCTGACCTGCATGTGAAGTTTACGGTTAAAAAATCTCGTGAAATAAATAATTACTCCACCGTGGAAATTTACAATCTTACTGCAGCAACCGAGCAGAAAATCCTTAAGGAAGGCGACCGTATCATCATTGAAGCCGGTTATGAAGGCTATCTGACTACATCTGCAGATGGCTCCGTCCAGGAAGCAAAGGATGCTGAAGGCAATACCCAAGAGAAACAGTACGGAGTTATCTTTGACGGTAAAATTATTTATCCATCTCGACGCAAGGAGAATAATACGGACTACGTGCTGTCGCTCCTATGCGTAGACGGAGCTAATGTCCTTGGTAAAAATTTTATTGCCAAAACCTTAAACAAGGGCGTAACCCAACGTCAGATTTTGGATGCAGTCTGCGAAAAGTCAAAAACCAAAATCCCTACGAATAGTATCACGCAGGGCCTGTCAGGGCAAAAGCTGCCGCGAGGTAAGGTTATTTTTGGCGAGCCTAAAGATTATATCTCCGATATTGCACGCGGTAATAGTGCGAGCTACTGGGTGAATGACGGCAAGCTGAACATGATTAAGCTTGCTGATGTTGCCAAGGATGAAGCCATTGTGCAAACGCCTACTACCGGTCTTGTTGGCATGCCGACGCAGACACAGTACGGTGCTAATTTTAAGCTGCTACTGAATCCGGCAGTGCATATGTGGTCGCTTGTCCAACTTAAAAACAGCGAGATTGCGGAAGCGCAGGTTACTCCTGGTCAGGCGCAGATGCCGCTTGATGAAGAGTGGATCTATCAGGTAATCGAGCTGACGCATACCGGTGATACGATGGGTAATGATTGGTATACGTCCTGTACGGCTGTTTCTCGTTATGGTAAGGGCGTTCTGCCTGCCCTCATGGCTAACAATTCGCAGAATCCGAACGGAGTGTGATTTTATGATTGATTTAAATTTGCGCACGCCGAACGTCGAACGGCAGGGCGAACTTGACGCTCGTGCTGCTGCAATCAAGACGCGCGTGTGCGTGCCAGGTATCATCCAGAGCTTTGATGCTGCTGCTCAGACTGTTACTGTGCAGCCAGCGTTGCGAGAAAAAATGCTTGCAGACGGTGATGAATCTTGGGTGGATATACCGCTATTGGTTGATGTGCCTATCGTCGTGCCACGTGCTGGCGGTTATGCGCTGACGCTGCCCATACAGGCAGGCGACGAGTGCCTTGTGGTCTTTGGTGATATGTGCATAGATGGTTGGTGGCAGAGCGGCGGCGTGCAGAACCAAGTAGAGTGTCGCAGGCATGACCTGTCTGATGGCTTTGCTATTATAGGCGTGTGGTCGCAGCCTAGAGTAATCCCCGGCTATAGCACAGGCTCTGCTCAGCTACGCAATGATGCGGGCAGTGCTTACGTAGAGCTTGCTGGAGACACGATTAACATCGTAGGCGGTACGGTAAACATTAAAGCGGGGCGGGTGAACATCAATGAGTAGTGCAACGCGTTTAGGCGATTTGGATACCGGTCATGATGCCTGTGCTCCGACAGCACTCGTATCGGCCAGCCCTAACGTATATATCAACGGCCGTGCTGCAGGCCGTGTGGGGGACAGCTATGCGCCTCATGGCTGCGTCGTGCATCCGACGCATAGCGGCGTCATCGCCAGCGGCAGCAGCTCCGTATACATCAACGGCAAGGCTGCAGGGCGCATTGGTGATCCCGTGAGCTGTGGCGGCACTGTGGCCGAAGGCAGCAGTAATGTGTTTATTGGAGGCTGATATGCAGGTTAGACGGTTAGACGACAATTGGGACTACTGCTTTGGTCGTGGCTCTCAAAATTACATCAGCGGCATCGAAGCTGTCGGGCAGGCGATAAAGCAGCGCCTGCTTTTGCTTTATGCTGAATGGTGGGAAGACCTAAAAGATGGCTTGCCGTTGTGGGAGCAAATCTTAGGCACGTCCGGCAGTGATGAGAACAGGCAGGCCGTTGACATTATTATCCGTGACCGTATAAGCGGCACGGAAGGCGTGCAGTCTGTCACGTCTTTTGAATCATCTTACGAACGCAGACATTATAAATTTACGGCAACTGTAGAGACTATCTATGGCTCGTTGACTATTAGTAGCGAGGAGGTGCAGATGTGACGTATTTTAAGCCTTATGTTGATAGTACGGGACTGCATATCCCTACCTACAACGATATTTTAGAGGATATGATTGCCGCTATGAAGCAAATCTACGGTGATGATATCTATTTGGACAACAGCTCGCCTGATTACCAGCTGCTGTCCATTTTTGCTCTTAAGCAAGCAGACACTTTGCAGGCCCTCGCGTATGCGTATAATGCGCGTTCGCCGGAAACAGCTATTGGCACGTCGTTGGACAGCGTGGTAAAGCTGAACGGCATTAAGCGCAAGGCTGCAGGGCACAGCACCTGCCAAGTAAAGATTACTGGTAGCCCGTTTACGCAGATAACCAATGGTGCAGTAAAAGACCGCGCAGGGCTGACATGGGATTTACCGGCAAACGTAGTAATCGGCTCCAATGGCACGGCTTATACTGTAGCTACATGCCGCACTGCAGGCGCTGTGAGCGCGCTGGCGGGCGATATAGCGCAGATTGAGACGCCGACCTATGGATGGATAGCTGTTATCAATGAAGTGTCCGCTGTGCTGGGTAACACGCAGGAAACCGACGCGCAGCTCCGCCAAAGGCAGGCAATCAGTACGGCCAATCCGTCGCAGACAATGCTGGCGGGCACCAAGGGCGCTATTGCAGCGTTACCGGACGTGTCACGCTATGCTGTTTACGAGAATGACACCAATGTTGACACTGTAACTGAGGATAATCCGCACGGCCTGCCGGCGCATTCCGTAACCTGTGTGGTTGAGGGCGGTACGGACGAGGACGTGGCTGAGGCGATATACCTGCATAAAGGCATCGGCTGTTATACAAACGGCGATGTGGAGGTGCAGTATACCGACCAGAACGATTATATCAACACCATCAGATTTTACCGGCCGGAGTATAAAACTATCTACGTCAAATGTACGCTGAAGAAATATGTCGGCTATATATCCAGCATCCAAGCCAATGTCAAAAGTGCGATATATGATTATTTGGCCGCGCTGACGATTGGTAGTGATGTGTCTGCGTCGGTGCTGGCCAATATTATTACTGATTGCAATCCGTCTTTGACGAAGCCCATCTTTGGCATAAAAGAGCTGAAATTGGGGCTCGCGGCAGATGCAATGGGGGTTGCTGACGTTGCAATCGGTTACAAGGAGATTCCAGAGCCATTATACGACGCCATTGAGGTACAGGTCGATGCTTGATTTAACATATTATAAACGGCTGATCACGAGCGAGTATCGCCGCAGCGTGAACTTTACGGCTATGGTGGAGAGATTGCTCAGCTACGGCCTTGATTTGGACAGCAGCGCCAGCGATATGATTACGGCGTTCGAGGTTGACTACGCTACGACTGCACAGCTCGACATTCTCGGTGCTATTGTCGGAGTAAGCAGGCAGCTCAGCTTTGAGCCGTCCGCTGCTGCTACAGGCGACATTGTTTGCCCGGCTCCGACGGAAATTGCCAGCGGCACCGAGTATCCGATAATCAACACGCCAGAGCCGCAAAACATGGTAAGCGTCAGCTTTATTTCCGGCTTTCCGCCGGGAGAGATGAACGACAGCAACAGCATGATGGACGATGATTTGTTCCGTCTGCTAATCAAAGCGCGTATTATCCAAAATGCGTGGAAGGGAACTATAACAGAGCTATATGAGTTGTGGGAATCGGTTATGGGTAAAGATAAGCATTTATCTATCGAAGATTTGCAGGATATGTCGTTCAATATCGTTCTGCAGGGCGATTATACTGCGCTGGAGCGCGAGCTGATTATCCACGCATATATCATTCCGAAGCCGGAGGGCGTACGCATCAACGTGCTGACATTCATATCGACGGACGGCCTGCCGCTGTTCAGCTACGATTACAACACTATGCGTTACAGTGGTTACAATAGCCATTGGGCTATAGAAGGGAGTGAGTAACAAATGGCGAGAAGTAATTTTAAGGTTTTTGCTGAGGCCGTGGACAGCAGCAAGGTTGTATCCGATGCTGAGTACGCTGTCAACACTCAGCGTATCGGCGGCGTTGTTCCGGGGCTGGCGGCGGCTGACCTGCACAACAAGCTATATAAGCAGGCCACGATTATGGCTGCCGCTTTGGCACAGGTCCTTGTTGAGCAGGGGCAGGATGCCTTGGACAGCGATTATGCCGGTCTGGTGGCCTCAATCAAAAAAACATTCATGCTGTCATTGAATGGTGAAAAGCCGGATGCCAAAGGTAATCTGCAGAAAAATTTTGTCTATAGCGTTGAGGGCAAAAAACCGGACAGCAAGGGTAACGTGTCTTTGAATATCGATTATCTCAACGCGATGAGCTTTGTCGGCTCTGTGGTAATCACCCGCGACAACATCAACCCTGGCACAAGACTTGGCGGTACATGGCAACTGCTGCAAAGCGGCCGCTATATTCGCACTGCCGGCGCAGGTTATCCCGGCGGAACGATGGGCGGCAGTGATGGCTTTACGCTAGGTGTGAATAATCTGCCCGCACATAGCCATGAAGCTACAATTTATGGTGCTGGTAATCATAAGCATGACATTTATGTCAGCAATTGGCAAACACACGGCGGCAGTGGTGGTGCAGGATATCAAGCTCATGAGCGCCGCTGGGGCGCAACTGAAGAGGCTGGAAATCACTCGCATCAAATATCCATCCAATCTACTGGCAATGGAGAAAAAGTGACCTTTGAGCCGTCTTATTTGTGTTTATACTTTTGGGTGCGTACTGCGTGAGGTGAGATGAATGAGTAATGCAAGAATACAGTTTAGCACGGCGTCCGAGGAAAAATGGCTGCAGGTGAATCCTATGCTGCGTGAGGGCGAGCTTGTTATCGCACGCAAAGCGAACGGAAAGCGCAAGCTCGTGGTCGGGAAGCCCGGCGGATCCTCGTACGCAAACTCCGAGGTGGTGTGGGATGCAGAGCAGGCTGAAACATATATGAATACCACCAAGGATTTAAGCGAGAATGTTAACGTCTTTGTGCCGCACATTGATTCCAGCGGTATTTTGACTTGGACGAACAAAGCCGGCCTTGATAACCCGAGCCCGATAACCATTAGAGGTGTGCAGGGCCCTGCAGCTACAATTACCATAGGCAACGTTACGACAAGCGCTCCGGGCACGTCGGCTAGTGTCACCAATCGCGGAACATCGTCTGCTGCTGTATTAGACTTTGTGCTGCCTAAAGGCAAAGATGGTGCAGACGGCGGTGTTACCGTTGATGAAAACCTTTCAGCTACTTCTACAAACCCATTGCAGAATAGGGCAGTATATGATTTAAGCCAATCCATTTTTAGCAGGATAAAAGACGTTTCCGACGACATTCCAACGAAAGTATCTGTGCTGGAGAATGACGCAGGCTATATAAAAACTGTAAATAACACTAAACCCGATTCAAACGGTAATGTTAATATCTCTAATTCCGGTGGTGGTGGTGGAGTGAGCACGTCTGTACAGAACACATGGACGGCTCAGCAGAATTTCCATGACCTTATGCTCAACCGAGAGAAGTACACTACTTATGTTGTCAATAGTACATCCGATACGCCTGTAACCTCTACAATGGTTTATGCTGTAACAGGTGCATTTACACTTAACCTTGCTACTTTGGCTGGGGCATTAAGTGCTAGTCAATCATCAGTAGTTACTGTATACTTTGCTGCAAATGCAGACTACAGTTTGACTATAAGTAATGCAGGGAAATTAAAATATGTTGGTAGTGCAAGTGACATAGCTATTACAAGTGCAGGATTGCTCCTTAACATTTGGATGAGCAAAGATGGCGGTGGTACGTTGACAAGCATCGTACAGGCATCTAAATTATCGTAGAGGTGATAGTATGGGACTGAATCGTATGTTTATGTTCAAATCTGCTGGCAGCGGTGGTAGTGTCCCCGAGAATGTATTTATTATGACTATGGGGCAGCAAGGTGCGCAATATGGCTACAGTCGCTATAATAATGCTACTTACGGTGAAGTCGAAGGTAATGTGAAGCACGATAACAAGGCTGTTACTCTTGTTATGCTAAGCTATTATGGAGGTTGGCTTGACATTGCTTTCAATGTCGAGGGTGTCACTGGGGGTAAATACAATGTCACTGTCAAAGTAACGTCAACAGAAACAAATGCAAATGTACGCATTAATTTTTCAAGTATTCAGTATCAGAGTAATATTCCCAGCTTTTATGGATATTCAAGGGATTTACCTTCTGATGTCGCTACTATGTTTAGTGCTAAAAATGTAGGTAAAAAATATAGAGTCGAGATAATTTTTAACTAAGGCGGTGATTGGGTGAAAACATATATATATGGAAGAAAATTACTCCAATTTATAGGAGGTGACCACCAATGTTTACAGTCAACAACAACAACATCAGCTTAATCAGAGGTGACAGCGGAGCTTTTACCATCAGCATTGCCGACACCAATGGTACCACTGTTGAGCTGACTGCCGGCGATGTGCTGACGTTTACGCTCAGACGCACACCACGCAGTCCGACCATCGTTCTGCAAAAAGTTATCGTTAATGGTGAGCTTGATATTAAGCCAGCAGATACTGAAGGGTTAGCGTTTGGAGCTTATGTATATGACATTGAGCTTCGCCGTGCTGACGGATACACGGACACGATTATTCCACCACACGAATTTTGCATCCTGGAAGAGGTGACGTACTGATGGAAAAATTACACGGCACATTGTCGGCAACATCAGCAACGCTACACGGCACGTTGTCAGCACGGAGTGTCAGTGCTGATATTTATGACGGAGCTTACACCGTGCATTCCGAAGCACATGAGGTGCAGACGCTACCGACAGCAAACAAACATCTAACAAAAAATATTACCGTAGAAAAGATACCGTATTACGAAACAAGCAACCTGTCAGACGGTATTACAATCTATATTGGAGATGAAAGGGAGGTCGAAATCTATGGCTGAAAAAACTATTAGTAAAGTTGTATATGGCGGTAAAACGCTAATTGATTTGACAAGTGACACAGTTACTGCTGACAAGCTGCTGAGCGGCGTTATTGCCCACGATAAGAGTGGCGATGTCATTACCGGCGCCTGCACATTTGATGCCGATACCAGCGACGCTACTGCCGCCAGCGCAGAAATTTTGAGCGGAAAAACAGCATACGTTAATAAAATAAAAGTTATCGGCGAAATGAAAAACAATGGTGCTGTTACCGGCAGCATTAGCCAAAAAACTGAAGTCTACAGCATCCCTATCGGCTATCATGATGGCAGTGGCAAGGTGGGCATCAGCTCTACCGAGCAAGCTAAGATTATTGCCACCAACATCCGTGCCGGTGTATCCATCTTGGGCGTTACCGGTAGCATGAGCGGCACTGAGAGCGCAAAAGCGCAGGCTAAGACTGCTACCCCAAAAACAACAGCGCAAACAATCTTGCCTGACAGCGCACAGGGTTTTAATTATCTGTCGCAGGTGACTGTAGAGCCGATACCCTACAATGAGAGCGACAATGCTCAAGGTGGCAAGACTGTTACTATAGGCTAAGGAGTATAAAAAATGGCAGTGAATAAAGTTATATACGGCGGTAACACCTTGGTAGACCTTACCGGTGATACCGTCACCGCTACCGATTTAGCAGACGGAGTAAAAGCAACCGGTGCAGACGGCAACCCTATTGTAGGCCTGATGCAAAAGGTTACCATTGATGCTGAGCTGTCGACCACCAGCACAAATCCTGTCCAAAACAAGGTAGTCACCGAGGCGATAGCCAACATGGGCGGCGGTTCGGGCGATTACCTGCCTTTGACTGGTGGTACAGTTACAGGTGGTATTATCGCTTCAAACTTTCAAACTGGTACAGCGACAGCAAACTATTTCCAATGTAGAAAATTTAGAGGTGAGGGCGATGCTAATACCTACTATCACGCTATAGATTTTGGCTACTCCGGGCACGATAGCGTCGACTTCTACGAGTATGATGCGAGCTGGAACTTTTATCAATGCACCACAGGTACAAAATCTGGAGCTGTCCTTGTCGGTAACATCAACGGCAACGGCTGGAACGGTGGGGCACAGCTGACCGGAGCGCCGACAGCACCGACGGCTGCTGCCGGAACCAATAACACGCAGATAGCTACCACGGCGTTTGTACAGTCAGCCATCCCCACAAACGTATCTTCATTTACTAATGATGCAGGCTATATTAAAAGCGTAAATAATACCAAGCCCGATTCTAACGGCAACGTAACTATCACCGTTAGCGGAGGCGGTGGGGTAAGTACGTCGGAATCTAATACATGGACGGGCAAACAGACTTTTCAAAAAATGAAATATAACTTTGAAAGTTATAATGCCCCTCGTGTTAGCGGTGCTACTGATAACCCTTCTTCGTCGGTGGCAGTATATAATGTGCAAGGTAATTTTACGCTAGATATGTCAGTATTAGCAGGTCTGCTAAGCAATGGTGACGCTACATTATTTACTGCCTATATTACTTCAAATGGAGCATACACGCTAAGCATTAATAATGCAGGTACTCTTAAATATGTAGGCAGTCCTGCTGATTTGGCGATAACCAGCAGTGGCCTGCTGCTAAACGTACTGCTGACTAAAAATACCAGCGGTGACGTGACAAGTATCGCACAGGCATCTAAACTTTCGTGAGGTGTATAACATGAGTATTAATCGAATTTTGATGAAAACTAATGGTAGTATCATTGAAGGTGACGGCGTATTTATTATGACTATGGGAGGGAAGAGCAACCAGTATGGATACAGTCGCAATAATGGCAATTATGGTGACGTCACAGGTAATGTTACACATGACGGCAGAGCCGTTACTCTTGTTATATTGTCTTATTACGGCGGTTGGCTTGACATTGCTTTTAAGGAAGAAGGTGTTACGAGCGGTAGTCGCAATATTAACCTTAACATCACACCGATTGAAACAGGTGTAACTGTGCCTCTTGCAGTAGGTAATATGTCATATCAAGGTAGTTTAGTAGGATTTTACACCTTCCTGCAACGTGTGCCGTCCAGTATCTCTAGCATGTTTACCGCTGCTAACGTGGGAAAGAAATTTAAAGTTGAAATTGTATTTAACTAAGGAGGACTGAGGATGAAAACAACTTATACATACAAAAAGCAGACCTACTCTAATTTATACGAGCTTTCTGAAGCGTTAGGCAAAGAGGGAATTTTCATTCCGCTGTCTATCAACGACGAAGCCTTAGCAGAATTAGGCGTAACCGTTACATATGAGGAAGAACTTATTGAAAACGTAAAACAGCGTAAAATCTTGATGTTAAAGCGCCAGCGTGATACGGCAGAGGTAGAGCCTATTGCTTATAATGGGCACCTCTACGACTACGACAGTAAAGCCCGAGACAGAATCAGTGCTGCAATTATTGCGTTGGAACTGCAAGGCGAAGGAGCTACAATAGAGTGGACCACGGCAGATAATGATGATGCGGTGGTAACAGCGCAGGACCTGCGTATGATTATCGCTTCCGTGGCTGCACGTAGCAATAAATTGCACACAGCGTATAGAGCCGCCAAAGCGAAGGTTGAATCTGCCAGCACGGCAGAAGAAGTAGAAGCTGTAGCAATGAATAATTAGGAGGTTGAGAAATGGATTTTTTAGCTTTGCGCTACGCCGTATATAACGCGGCACATACTTTGACTCATGGTTTTACTTACAAATCAGTTATCGGCGCGATTTTGGCATTCCTGCTGCACAAGCATGCAGTACTGTTCATGCTTTTCTCAGCGCTGGTATTTCTGGATTGCTTTACCCGCTGGATGAGCCTGTCTTACAAACGTCTGCAGGGCATGGGGCAGACTCCGTCCGTGACGCAGATTATCGGCGGCATTGAGGCAGCTCGCGCAGAAGGTCTTATCTCCAGCGAAGTCATGAAGCATCGCTTTGTCGGGAAGGTCATCGTGTATATCCTCTGCGTGCTTGCCGCTGTGCTGGTAGATTTGGCCATGATCACGCTGCAGCAGCCTGTGTGGGCTGTCCCGCTGGTGGCAGGTTATCTGGTCATCACAGAGCTGCTGTCTATTTGCGAGAACCTCAACGACGCTGGTATTGAGGCAGTGCAAGGTCTTGTTAATGTTATCAAAAAGAGAAGAGGTTGATTGTTATGGCTATGTTATCTGCTCATTTTTCTGAGTCCGAATTTGCTTGCAAGCATTGCGGCGAGTTGCCGACATATGGCATTAGCTCTGCATTGCTGACTGGTCTGGAACGTTTGCGTGCACGCTTAGGTCGTCCCATAAACATCACCAGCGGCTATCGTTGCCCGGTACACAATGCCAATGTAGGCGGTGTGTCTAACTCTCAGCATGTCGCAGGTACCGCCGCTGATATCTACGTCGACGGTGTATCTACACGCGAGCTGGCCCGCATCTGCAAGCAGATTTTTGACGGTGTGGGTACTTATGTATCGCAGGGCTTTGTCCATGTTGACATGCGTGCCGGCGGCTCCGTCCCGGGCTATTATCTGTGGGAGGGCTAAAATGTGGGGAAAATATTGCGCAATTACTGCAGCTACATTGTGCTTGCTGTTGCCTGCCTCTGCATCGGAGGCATCATCGGCTACAACCTACACGATGACGGCGGCGGAAATGTCAGCACTCGACAGCAGGTTGAGTCTGCTGCTGCAGCAAACCAAGAGCACCAAGCAAGCGCTGGCAGAATCACAAGCAGCACTGACCGAGTCGAAAGCGGAATTGAGCAAGCTCAAATCGGAATCAGTCAAGCTGCAGCTGGAACTGCAAGCTCAGAGCAGCTTATTGGAGAGTGCCAACAGATCCTTGCAGGCATCCGCCAAAGAGGAAGCTCGCACCCGCCGCAGAATTAAAGCACAGCGCAATACCGCTATCGTTGCGGCTGTTGGTCTGCTTGCCTATGCTATTAATAAATGATGATTGATTGAGAGGTAGTGATATCTTAGGAGGTCTTGTGTATGGATGTCACTCGTAAGCGAGCGCGTGCGTGGCTGCGTATGTGCTCACGAATCGAACTTGACCGTGCCATGGAAGAAGCACGGCTTACGGAGCAGCAGCGGGAAGTCATCGAGTTAATGTTTACCCGAGGCTTGTCCGTGGTTGCCATCAAATTACGCTGTAATATGGACGAGAGTACAGTAAAACGTATCCTTGCCCGCTCTTACGACAAAATCTACAATGTCATCATGTAATCTGCGCCCCAGTGATCCTGGGGTGCTTTTTTTATGCCCTTTTATTGCGCTTTTGCACATCGCTTTTACCTATACAATGTAGACAGAAATGAGGTGAGCTTATGAATTTTGCAAATATGCCAAATCAACCGAACCTGCCGCCTATGCCGCAGCTCTTTGGTCAGCCAGCACAGCAGATGGCTCCGGCTGGTGAGATTGTATGGGTGCAGAGTGTCGACCAGCTCAATGCTTTAACTCTCCCACCTAATGCGTCAAGAATCTACATGAACTCTGCTGATGCGGAGTTTTATATCGTAACTACGGACAAAATTGGCATGAAGTCTGTGGTAGCGTATACGTTTGTGGAAAAGCCCAAGCCGCAGCCTGTCGAGTACGTTACCAAGGCGGAGTTTGCAGAGCTTATCGCTCTGCTGAAAGGAGCGCAGAATGAATCCAATTTACCAAAGGCAGAATCAGCAGCAGCGTCAACCTCAAGCGGGCGACCTGCAGGTCATCAAGCAAAATCTCAATGATAAAATGCTGCAACAATTTATAGCCCAAGCCAAACAGCAGGGAATCTCTGACAATGATATCAATGCTGGCTTGCGAATGCTCGGGTACAAGTAGGCATCACGCGCGATGTGCATTATTATAAAAGGAGGGATATCTTATGGATATCGGCGAAGCAATGGCGTTGACCAATAGTAACAATAATTGGATGAACAATCCTTTTATGTATCTCATCTGGCTGGCGTTTTTTGGCGGCGACGGTTTTGGCTTTGGTCGTCGTGGTAATACCTTAACTCAGGCAGAATTACAGGAAGGGTTTAATAATCAGAATGTAATGCGTAGTTTGGAAGGTATTAAAAACGGTGTTTGTGATGGTTTTTACGCTATGAACACAAATGCTCTGCAAGGTCAAAATCATCTGCAACGTGATATGTGTCAAGGCTTTGGTGCCGTGACAGCCGGCATTACTAATACTGGCTATCAGCTGGGTAACCAGATTACGGAGAACCGTTTTGCGGCTCAGCAGTGCTGCTGCGAGACTAATCGCAATATTGATAGCGTTAAAGCTGAGAATTACAAAAATACTTGTGAAATCACTACTGCTATCCATAGCGAAGGTGAAGCTACTCGTGCTCTTATCACTGCTAACCAAATGCAGGAGCTGCGTGACAAACTGGCAGACCGTGACCGTGAACTGCAAGCAGAACGCTATCAAGTTAGCCAGCTCACTCAAAGCGCTACTATCATCGAGGCAGTGCGTCAGCTGTTAGGTCAGCGTGGTTGCGCTGGCTGCCAATATCTGACTGCTGCTTGATTGGCGGTGAGAGCTAATGGCTTATCTGAATAGTTATAATCTTGCTAGTCAAGCTCTGGAGGTTGGTAATGTTATTGCACTGGGGGCTAACGACGTGCAGTTTAGTGGGTGCTGCAATGGTTTGAGCCATGCAGCGGGCACTGGCATTATCAACGTCAAAGCTCCGGGTGTGTACGGAGTCAATGCTACGGTGACCGTTACTGCTACGGCAGCTGGTGCTATCGGGATACAGCTCTATAATGGTGCTGACGCTGTACCTGGTGCATTTGCTGCACAAACAGCGGCCGCTGCTGGTGTGGTGACGCTGCCTATCAGTAAGTTGATCCGTGTGCGCCCGTCCTGTGCCGCTGTCAGTAATGCGGCAAATATCAGCCTGCAACTGACAGGTGGTGCCGGAACGGTTACCAGCGTCAATGTAGCAATACATCAAATCGCTTGATTTTATGCGGTATAGTCTTTAATGACTATACCGCATATTTTTTATTT